ATCTAATACCGCACACGCTATTAATACCGGTCTATTCAAGCCTCATGAAACACCTAAACGAATTGGCAAAAATAATGTCAACAGCAAGCCTGTTCTGCAATTTGATCCTAACGGCATCTTTATTAAGCGATGGGATTCAATTGCAGATGCATGCCGTTCATTTGGAAGAGGACACTCAAATATTTATCTATGTGTTGAAGGCAGACGCAAAACCGCATATGGATTCAAGTGGGAGTATGAATAATGCTCCCTATTTGTTTGTTAACATCTGCTGTATTCTCTGTGCCATCTGTACGGCACTATCGTACTGCTGCTGAGATACTCGTCCAGAATTCAGCATCTGCTGTATCATCTGGTTAGGATCTCCGCCTTTGCTCTTGAGCTGGTTGAGCTGTTGCATAAACTGCATTGGATTGATGTTCATCATTTCTTAGCCTTCCCTTCTGTATCGGCAAATTTCGCCCTGAGAGCTTCGATTTCATCTCTGAGGAAAGACACATCCTCTTTTGTCGCATATTCGCTCTCAGCCTTGATTTGTCTGCTCTGCGGTGCTGACTCTCTGAATGTGTAATCGAGTATTCTGATGCTCGGCATTCCGCTTGCATCCGCACTCTTGATGTATATGGTCTGCGACTCGTTATCGAACAAGGCCACTGTAGTATTAGGTGCTACCAGATAGCTCTTGGCAGCTCCTTCACCCTGTACCCAAATCAATCCACTCGCATTCTGCTGTGGAGCTTGTGGCTGCATCTGCTGTGGCTGATACATCTGCATTGGCTGATAGCCTGCAGGAAAATACGGATTGTTGTATGCCATTACTGTTCACCATCCTTTCGGTACCATACATACTGAGGAATCTCCATCGAGCTATCCCATGAGTCGTACAGATCACCATCGATCACTGTTGCTACATGCCCACCAAAGGCAAGGACATATGTCCCATGCGGATGCTCCTCACAGAAATCCCTTGCTGTATAACATGTAGGACAGGTGTCAGGGATAGCCTTCCGGTAGAATCCTTGCTGCCTTAACGTAGCTCCCCATACACTGTCACTGCTCGGCATATCACCCATCTGTAAACCATTCATGGTGAGTGCTATATACGCTGACTCCCATCCCATATTCAATGCTTTTGCGATTGCTCTTACAGCACAGTCTCCTACACTCCTGGCTGTAGGATTCGGATTAAAATATTTGTAAGCCATCCCATTCACCTTCCTTTCAGGTGAATTTTCGCAATAAAAAAGCACCCTGACGATGCCGTCAGAGTGCCAATTACTGGACATTTACCAGACATTTATCGGACTTTTATATGTGATTAAACAGTCTTAGTGATTCATCATTAATAACCCTACTGATCTGCTTAACACCAAGTTTATACCTGTCTGGAAGTTCCTCATTATTATGTAAGTATTCTGATATTTGCTCATAGGTATAACCATGAACATGGCGAAGTTTTAGGATTATCCGATTGCGCTCTGCATTCTTTCCGGTAATCCATCTATCAATGCCATTTATCAATTCTTCATCTGAATAGTCTCTCATGGTTTTCTTCTAGCTGAGGCAGCTACATAGTTTGCGTTGCCTCTTCCACTTGCACGAACAGTTACCTTCTTCCTTCGTGCTGTACCTTTACTCTTGGATCTGTCACGCTTAGTGATAGTTTTCCGTTTTACTTGTATCTTACTCGCCATTGTTGATTACCCCATCCATACCGGATTCAAGATAATTGGCATTAGCACTGTCATGCCCTTCTATTGTGTATTCCTCAGATGAGAAATCATACTGGTTCCACACATAAAGCCATGCCATGTTGGTGCCAACCATCAGAAGGATCGTGATGAGCAAAGCAGTGAGAAGCCTTTTAACGGTCCTCTCATGCCTTGCTGCTTCACTCTCATAAACAATATACGGTACATCTTTTTTGTATTCTTCCATGTCGTAAACTCCTTGAAATTACAACGCTTGCTTACGATTAATTATATCATGGAATCCTACCTTTTTATCAGAAAATCCTGTATATCCTTCTCCATATCTGCCATCTGCCCTGTGTTGTTGTTCGTCCTGAGATGCCCAAGTATGACCAGGTCACATCTCATTAGTACACCGATGGCACTCGATATGTATTTATACTGATCTTCCAGATCCTTGATGCGCTTGTTGTCATTATCCAGCTTGGTGTTGACATCGTCTGCAGGCTTCTTCAGGCCCTTGATGATCTTGATCAGCCATCCACCGGCAATACACAATGCTGTGAACAGGCCAAGCGCAGCCATAAATTTTTCGTATGTTATGTACATAAGTCATCACCTACTTTTACTGATTTAAAGGTCTATTTACGAATTAAGAGATAAATCCCATTCTGCCAAATTCTGTGTGTTGTCGAACTTTATAACTCGGAGCAAATCGGAATCACGATCTATGGCAATAAATGTCGAAGCAAACGCCCTGCCGTTTAAGTACGCATCTGCTACATAATGACGAACCCCTGACTCAAACGCAGTACCCTCTGCGTGAGTGTGTCCACACAGCGCACACAGGATTTTCCTTTTTACATTTGCAAAACTTCCAGTGACACTTATACCATCTACAGTAAGATTGAAGGCTTCTTTGTTCTGATATGACTGTATGATTGTCTGCACCATTCCCATGTTCCACGGAAATGGCCCACTGTTAGCAATGACATTGCCACTTCTGTCAGTTGCACTATCACACAGAGGGCAATGCGTAAGAATAATGCAATCATAATGGCTATCTGTTAGCGTATCGACAAACCACTGTATCTGTGTTGCATCAAACACACACGATGACGATGCTCCACCATCCTCAACAACGAATGGGTCAAGACAAATATATCTAACTCTGTAGTCATCATCATCCACATAATAATAGTTAAGACAGCCACCAAGATGTCTATCTGTTGTCACATATGCTTTTGTCAACGTGTAGTTGCTCATCGTATCAGAAGAATAATTCACTTCATGGTTTCCTACTACAGTGCAAATGTTGTCGATTTTTTTTGCCCATAAGTTGTATTGGTCTATCTCATACTCGTTATACACATCGTTAACGATGTCACCTAACTGTAAGCACTTGATGGATTTGTCTTTGTTATTAAGCCATGCGAATGGTGACATCACCATGCCATGTGAGTCTGTAATAATAAATGCAGGAATTGCATTATAGCCTACTAACTTCATAATGGATATCAAAGATGCATAAGCGTTTTCTGCGTATGTCAAGTAGTTGCTTGGCATCATAGGATATGCATTATACTCATTAAAAGGTTTTCGAACACCACCATTAAACACAGTATTCTGTAAGTCAATAGCAGCATTGATTTGCTTTACAAAATCAGATGCAAGCATATATACCGATAAAGCGTCTTTGCTATATCTACCAACTGCGCAATATTTTGCATTTGGCGGAATCTGCACAAGGCAATCATAAGAATAGTCGCTTTCCGTTGTTGGCTGTATTCCGCTAATATATTCATTGTTGATATCAAAGAATACGATGCCATTGTTTCCGTAAGTGTATCCAGCAAAATGGACAACCAAATTTTGCAATTCGCTTATGTCAAAATTGTTTGTTACTGCAAAGACATTTGGGTTTCCTGTAGTAACTTCACCACTAAAATAATTCATGACTGTGCCTGGTGCTTGCCATGTCACATCATCATTATCAAAGAAAATCACTTTTCCACTTACTGCTAAATCATCTAAGCTCTCTATTTTAGCTGTGTTATCCGCAACGTGTTCATATAATTCAGCATTGGAATAGTTGCTATTAATAATAGGTCTGACAGTGCAATTCATGGTTTGCCCTGTTGGACAGAATGCTGTAATGCTGACTGTTGATTCATCTGTTGCTGTCCATGATAATTCATTTACTCTTCTCCATGATCCGTCACCATTTATACCAGAAAGATAAAAGTAAAACGCTGATGTTTCATTGTCATAGTTAGGATTGAGTTTATAGTGATATGTTTCACCTATAGTCTGTGTGAAGCGAAAAATCGTTATATTAACATCATTAGAAGCTGTGCCA